AGCGGCGGAAGGCCGGCCATCCTAGCGGCTCCGAAGCTCGACGAGCGCGGCGATCTCGGCGAGCGTGAGCTCGCGAAGCTCGGTCGGAGAGAGGCCCGTCGCGATCATCAGGCCGGCGACTCGTCGGGCGCGACGAGCGTCGGCCGCGGCCCTTTTGGGTCGGCCTTCCCGATCACGGTCACTTGACCGGCTCGCACGTCTTCGTACGTGAGCGTCGGCTCGTCGCGCCGGGCGATGACCCAGGCGAAGCCGACGATAAGCCGAAGGCGATCGCGGCCGCGCTTGCGGCCGTTGAGCGTCGCTTCGAAGTCTTCCGGCTCGAGATCGGTCGCGTCGGCGATATCGATCAAGTCGCCGAACGATAGCGAGGCCGTCGTGATCCTCGAGACGTCGACTTCGAAGATCCGCATCGGCGCCGGCTCGGCCGGCTCGTCGAGAGTCTCATCCTGCAGCACGGATCCTCCCGCGTACGTAGTCTTCGAATAGTGCCATGACGGCCGGCGTCTGATCCTCGAGCGCGCGGTATACGCGAAGCTGTTCGGCGATGTTGCGGCGGCTCCACCCGAATTCGATCACGGCCGAGTACGGGAGTCTCGAGACGATCCGGCCCGAGCGAGCCGTGCCGAGCGCGCGGTATGACGCCGAGAGATCGCCGGACGGATTCGGCCCATATCCGGCGGCCTGGCGGGCGATCAATTGCGCGCCGGCGCGGGCCGGCTTGCCGAGCTCGCGGATCTCGGCGTCGAGCTTCGCGAGTTCCTTCTCGACGGCCTTCTCGCCGACGACTTCGATCTTGAGCTTCGACATGATCAGACCGTGACGAGTACCGGCTTCTCCGTGCACGCGAGCTCGAGCGCGAATTCGCCGTACGTATCGACTTCGCCGCCATAGTCGCCCGAAGCGAGCGTGACTTTCCCGGTCATGCTCGGAGTCGAAGCGCTCGCGGTCGCGTCTTCGCCGTACGCGTTGAGTACGAAGTCGGCGACTTCGCCGTCATTCGTCCAGAGATAGGCCGAGAGGCCGGTCGCGGACCAGTCTTGCAAGCCTTCGAGCACGAGCGCGTATGACGCCTTCGACGTACTCGAGAAGGTGCCATCGCTACAGAGCGTCTGTACGGTCACGACGTCGCCCGGCGTGACCTTGACGGCCGCGATCTTCGCGAAGCATTGATACTCGCCGGCCGCGGCGGCGCCGACTTTGAGCGTGAGAAGCGCGTCTCGGATGAAGATCGGGACGGCGGGGATCGCGGCCATATCAGACTCCCTCTAGCACGATTCGCGAGATAGTCGCCGAGACGGCGAGATAGACGAGGCCGCCGACATCGTACGGCGACGGCGCCGAGACTTGACCGAGTGTCCACGGCTTCGCCTCGAAGACGGCGTCGGCGAGCTCTTGCGCGGCCGCGTCGACGGCGTACGTCGTCGCCTGATCGGACGCCAGGCCGACGAGCCGCACGACCGTATAGTGCACGGTCCGAGCTCGGCGCCCGAGATCGCTCGGCTCGACGAAGGGCGACGCCGGCGTCACGAAGACTTGCGGCGGGATCATCGCGCCCGAAGGCGAGACGACCTTCTCGCCGGCCGCGATCAAGAGAGCCTCGAGCTCGAGACGCGCATCGGCGACGTTCACGCGATCGAATTCTCGACGTGCCGATAGCGCTCGAGTTGCGGCCTGATCGACTCGAGATAGTCGCGCGCGACTCGAGCCGCGACGCCGGCGAGATCGGCGTATGACGTCATCCCGAACGGCGCGTCTTGCCGGCGATAGGCGTCGCCGCCGGCCGTGAGCGCGTTCGGCGTGATCTCGGCGATCGCCGCCGGCGATGCGTCATCGATGGCCGGGACGAATCCGCATAGCGAATTGATCCCGGCATCGACGGCGCCGGCGCACGCATCGGCCCAGGCCGACTGTTCCGGCGTCGGCGACGTCACTCGCACGTGCGCCAGGATAGCCGGGCCCGTGACCCATGCGACGAGCGGCATCGCTTATGCGGCCGCGGTCTTGACGATGCCGGCCGGGATATAGACGGCCGTCGCGCCCATTCCCCAGAAGGCGACATTCCGGCCGAGCTTCGCGACGTCTTCGTCGGTCGCCTCGAACGGCCCGTCTTCGTGCCATGCGGCGACGAGCGAATTCGAGATGACGACCGTCCCGGTATTCACGTTCGGATCGTGGATCACGGGAAGGCCGGCGATGGACGGAGCGAGCGCGCTCGCCGTCGCGGATCCGGCCTGGCCGTTGCCGGCGCCTTCCGGGTTGAGCTTGCCGCCGATCTTGCCGAAGGCCGTCGAGCTTGCCAGGACGAACGCGGCCGGCTGGCCGGTCGCATTCTGCACGGCGACCGAGCCGGCGAAGACGGCTTCGCGGATCTGATCGGCGGTCGCGGTCGCGAAGTCGATCACGAGCGGCGTGAATCCGACCGTCGCCTCGATCTGATCGACGAAGGCCTTGTCGGTCACGGCCGCGTACGCGGCGAGAAGGATCCGGCCGTACGCGTCGAGATAGCTCGGCGAGCTTCGGCGGATCAGTTGATATGCGACGTCAGAGCCGCCGGCGTACGTCTTGATCGGCGACGTACCCTTGAGAATCGGGACGTCGACGCTCAGGATCTCGGTCTTCGGCGCGGACTGTTCGCCGACGAGCGCGTACAGGTTGCCGGCGAAGTACGGCCAGTCGACCGACATTCCGGATCCCTCGAGGCCCAGGCGCCCGAAGGCCGTGATCCCAGGCCGACCGGGATTCACGATTCCCTTGACTTCCTGCAGCACGCTCGGCGCCATGACGCCGGGCGATTCGGACGGCACCTGATCGGCGAGCGCGCGCGCGAAGACGTTCCGAAGCTCGGCGTCGTCCCGGACGGCGACCATAAGCTCGCCGAACGTCAGACCGCGAAGGCCGGCGTCGGGATCGTCGGCGACGGTCACGCCGGACTCGGCCCAGGATCGACGCGCTTCGGTGATCTCTTCGCGCACGATCGCGCGGAAGTCTGGCGCCGGCGCGGCGGCGATCGTCTCTTCGGTCATCGTGCTATCTCCCTCGTCTTCGCTTCGGACCGCGATCATCGCGTCCGTATAGGCCGGCTTATGCGAGCCGGCGAGCGCGATCAATGCGCCGGCCTTCGTATGGATCACGGCGTCTCGAGCCTTCCGGACGGTGCCCGGAAGGAATTCGAGCGATACGCCGTCAAGGCCGCCGGCGACGCGTTCGGCGTAATCGGTCGCGGCTTGCGACCGGAAGAGACGGCCATCGTAGCGAAGGCCGTCTTCGGCTTCTCGGAAGGCGATCGAGCCGACGATATCGCCGTCGTGACTCGAGAGGTACGCAAACGGCTTCGAGCCGCGCGCGGCGATCGCGTCGGCGAAGGCGCCAGGCGCGAAGCTCTCGGCGGCGCCGGGATACTCGGACGTCGCGCCGCGACGCGTCGGGCGATTCCACGGGACGGCGAGCCCGGAGATCGTGCGGCCGTCGCCTTCGTCATCGTCGCGGATCTCGATCGATCCGAGCTCGAGGATCTCAGTCATACGGGACTTCCCTCCGGTACGTCTTCCGGTGCGCTGTTCGGTGCGACCGCGGCGGCGATCTCGTCGAGCTCGTCGAGCGGCGCGAGGCCTTCGTACGCTCGCACTTCTGCGACCGTCAGGAAGGGACGCTCGCCTTCGAGCGCGATCCGCCAGGACTGATAGCGCGCAAGCTGTTCGGCTCGAGTGAGATTCGAGAGATCGATCCGGACGCCGCGGCCGGCGAGATAGTCGCCGGGAAGGATCGTCGACATAAAGTCGGCGATCGCGTCGGCGTAGCCCGAGAGCGTATAGCGCACGAGGTCGAGGCCTTGACTCTCGGTCGTCGAGTACGTCAGGGACGAATGCGCCGGCGCGTTGATCAGGCCGGGCGGGACGCCGTAGTACCGGGCGATCGTCGCGACGAGTCGATCTTGCGCGGCGCCGGCTTCGGTCGCGAGCGCGTCGGCGCCGAACGGCTTCGCGCCGGCGCCTTTCCCGAGCACGGCCGGATGCGACGGGCCGAGCTTGCGGCGCTCGATCCAGCGGTCGGCGAGCGCTTCGGCCTGATCCTTCGTCAAGTCTTGATCCGTCGAGATGACGGTCATCGGTGCGCCGCCGGCGTCCCACCAGTCGGCGATATAGGCGCCCGACGCATAC